CAAACAGAGCAGTGCCTGATTCGTATAGGCAGTTAAACAATGCCAGAAGGAACTTTTGGCTAGACCATCCTAATGCTCCACGGCAGCGGGGGGCTAGTATGCCTCCAGCAAACCCTTCTTTTGCAGATTATCAACAGGAAACCGCATGGGAGTACGGTGTTGAGCCACCAAAGGAGGAGGCCGATGACCCTATGAAAGGAATTGGTGAGCCTTTATCTCAAGAACCAAACAACAATTCGCCCAACGCACAAAACTACTTGCAGTCACTGCGAGACTTACTTATCCATCAAGATAGACCTACGGAGTTCAAATAGCATGAGTAATCTAATGAGAGGTTTAGCCTCTGCCGCACAAGCCGCCGTCACTTCAGGAGTGTCTTCATACCAAGATGCCGCAAAGAAGGGCAAGCAAGAGTACAACCGAGAGCAGTCACGAAGAAGTGCAGGACGTTATCAAAAGAAAGAAACTCCTGATGAGTACAACAGGCGAAAGGCTCATGAAATGTTGGGCATGGAGCAAGGGGTAAAACAAAAGCCGGTTCAGAACTCAGCAGCTACGAAAGCATTGTTGCACGAGCAGGCACTCAAATCAAAACCTTACCTAAGGAATAAAAGCCGTGGCTGATTCTAAACAAATAGACAGCAATCAGATTAACGCTATTGGTTCTTTCATTGAGAAGAACGGCATTAGCACAATGATCCTTTGCGTTGTCGCCTATGTTGGGTATACGTCATTCCTCGCTCCTGCTTCAGCCAAATACATGCAGATGCTTGATGCAGTTACAGAAAGCAACGTCTCACTGACTTCCACGATAGATGAGTTGAAGTCAGGCATTGTTCTCATTGGGGAAAAGAATACTCACATAGGCGAGAAGAATGCTGAGAGTCTTTCCGACATTGAGTCACACCTCAGAGAACTGGAATCAATCTCTCGGGATATAGATAGCAAGCTAAACGAACTACGCACTCGCCGGTTCATGCCATCAGTGGAGACTCCCAGTGAACCCTGACTACAAGAAGCTAATACATCCCGTGCCGGGGAACATTGACCTTAATAGCAGACCAAGAGTGCCTGTTGATGGAGGTTATGCAACTGTTCGTAGCATGGGAATCAATGATGATGGAATGGAAACACTTATCCCTACCGTGCATTCAGATGGTTACATCATGTCAGACGCAGAGGCAATGCAGCACTACGGGAAAACGGGCCAGCATTTAGGGAAGTTTGGAACTGTAGAGCAAGCAAACCAATACGCACAAAGGCTACATGAGGATCAGGCACGATTGTTCGCGGAGGCTTTGTTAAGTGAGTGACCTTAGCGAGCCAGAGTCTTACGGAGGAATTTGGGATGACATTGCAACGGCACGAAAGTGGCGACCTATCCTGCCAATGCTTGATGCTTTGGAGCAAGCTAAAGGAAGTGTTGAAAAGCTACAGGCGATCCACGAGATTGCGGCGTTTGCTATTAAGGCTGGCTTGAATGAAGACCCGTATGCCAATAGATCGTTTTTAATCTTTGGAAAGTTTATTGAGTTACTGGACACAGATGACGAGTGGCGAGCGATATTTGAGGATGTAGTGAAATGAGTACGTTAATAAGAGAACTGGTTGCCCGTTTGCCTGAAATGGCTATTCAGGGAGATTTTATTGACGAACGTGGGATTACAGATTGGATGAAAGAGCAGGCTGGGGTTCCGCAGGAGCCGACAGCTATGAATCAGTTGAGAAAAAAGGCAGAAGGCGAATCAAGCCAAGTTCAACTAGATAGGTGATTGTTATGGATGAGATCATACAGAAAGAGAATGAAGACAAAGTAGAAGCAGTTGCTCCTATTGGTTGGCGTACTTGCTCTGCTTGTGAGCTTCCAAAAGAACTGACTGGCAAGCACTTCCCTAAGATTAAGGGTACAAATGATTTTAGTCCTGTGTGTAAATCTTGCACAAAGGCTTTGATGCAAAAGAAAAAGCTGGAGCGTTTGGAGGCAAATGCTTGCGGTGACTTCTTAAAGAAAGCAGGCAGGGGTGGTTCAGAGATACCTCATACCTCTGAGATGCTTGAGAGCATTATGCACCTTCTCGGCGGTTCTCACGGGTTTGCTTCGGCACTTATCTCCCAGTATCACGCTGCCCCTGCTGGTGGTCGTATACGCACTCAGATACTAGAGATGGTCGCTAAACTCACCTCTAAGGTTGCAGAATCTGGGGCAACAAGGGCACCGATTGCTCTTATGAGCGATGAGGAGCTTGAGCAAGAGCTTGAGAAGCGTATTGAAGAATCTGTTATTAGTTACAAAGGCCAGCGGGTTCTAGGCATTGAGAAGGCCGACACATCAACTGTTGAGAATGTAGGGCGACTAGCATGAGCTTGCTTGCAGGCGTTAGCCAGCATCAGCAGGATCAGATGCTGGAGATTCAGAAAGAGATCGCTCGCCGGTCTGTAGAGCCGCTGCGTTTGTATGTCCCCAATGATTACCAAAAGCCATTTCATGACTGCATGTCATCTGAGCAGTTGGTTATTGGCGGTAATAGGTCAGGCAAGTCTTGTGGTGTAATGGTTGAACTTGCTTGGGCAGCTACGGGTACGCATCCGATTAAAGGCAAGTATCCTAAAGAAAATATGAATATAGGTGTAATCGGTGCTGGCTGGCGGCACATAGGAATGACCATATTCCCATATTTATTCAAAGCTGGTGCGTTCAAGATCATTAAGGACTTAGAGACAAAAGAGTGGCGGGCCTATCATCCTGTGAAGGACAAAGACCGAAAAGAGGAATGCAAGCCTGCACCTCCGTTGATCCCTCCACGCATGATTAAGAGTCAGTCTTGGGTACTGAAGAGTGCAAACTACATACAGACTTGCGAACTGGTAAATGGGACTACTATTTGGTTCTTCTCTAGTGACGGCCCTCCTCCGCAGGGTTTTCAACTCGATCTCGTGGTATTTGATGAGGACATCAACAATGAGTCATTCGTTGGTGAAATGCAGGCTCGTCTTGCTGACCGTAAGGGTCGATTCATCTGGTCAGCTATGCCGTGGTCTAAGAACGATGCTTTGCTTGGTCTAGTAGAGCGAGCTGACAAGGCTGAGGAAGAAGGCGACACGAGCCTCATTAAGAAATTTACTTATAGGTTTCTCGACAATCCGTTTATCGACGATGAAGAGAAATCAAAGATGATGGCTCGGTGGTCGGCTCTTGGTGAGGAAGAAGTTCGGAAGCGAGCTGAAGGCGAGTTCACCATTGATAGCTTGCTCGTTTATCCTAATTTCCACATGGGCGTACATGGCTATGATAACCCTGACCCAATGAGACCTGCTGTATCTAATGATTGGTGCCGGTATGCAGTCATTGATCCGGGGCATTCTGTATGTGCTGTGTTGTTTGCTGCTGTTCCGCCTGATGACAGAATGGTTTTGATTTACGACGAGCTTTATATTCGTGGGTCAAATGCCAGCATCTTTGCTGAACAGTTTGCAAAGAAGACGGTAGGGAGGGCTTTCTATGCTTTTCTCATCGACGCACACGGTGGGAGAATAACTGACATCGGAAGTGGCAAGACACCTCAGCAACAATACTCTGAGGAAATGAGCAAGCGAGGGGTGCGGTCTGAAGTCACGGGTAGTTCTTTCATTCCCGGCTCTGACAACATTCAGGCTGGCATTCAGTCTGTTCACATGGCAATGCACATTGAGGGCAGCGGTAAATCCCGTTTGCGTGTTCTGCGTGGAGCCTGCCCTAATTTCGAGCGTGAGATTCGTCGGTACAAGAAAAAGACTATGCAGGTAGCTGGTCAGACTGTTGTTACTGACGAGCCTAGCAAGCGTGGCGAACAGCACTTAATGGATACTCTGCGTTATTTGTGTGCTTTTGAGCCAACGTACCACAAGCCTAAAAAAGCTGTAGAAATGCCGTGGTGGTATGAATGGTCAAAGAAGCGTGCAAAAGATCGTGCAAAGACAGAGGGCATAGTTAATCTCGCCCCGAACAGCTATTCGTACACATTCGATGTTTAGTTGCCCGCTTTCGCTGGAGCCTTAATGTAAGTGCATACCACTTACACATAAGGAGGCAACTATGTCGTGGCAAATGCCGCAGTTAGCGGTTGGTGATCTCGTATTGTATTACGCTAACCCTGTTAATCCCCGCGATCCACAGCTTGGTTTTGTGGTTGAAAAACCGGGAATAACGGCACTTAGCATCCTAGTCTTTGGGCAGTCCACAGGGTTCATCGAAAAGAAAAGCGTTAGGCATAAGTCAGACCCTTTTTGGAAGGAAAGTGAGACTGCAAATTCGTGGGCCAAATGGGGATGCTTTGATCTGCACCCCATGACCGAGTTGATGCCGCAGCTTAATGAGATGGTGCGGGATTGGAAACTTGCGAAGGCACGTAACAAAACCAAATCATCTGGGAATAAATAAAGCAAGGAGACTCCATGCGTACTTTAATACTGTTCCTAGCGTTGACTTCTACAGCTTTTGCCCACAAGACTTGCCAAGAGGCTGCTGAGGCTTCTGCTGCTGGCGGTCTTCGTCACAGAGGCGGCAACCCATCTTACGAGGGGCTAGGTTGTGCGAGTACCCCTGAAGGTGCTTTTCGTTGTTGCTGCTATGCCAGCAGCTCGAACTTAATTACTTACGACGTTGGGATTGCTCAGGGTCGTAATGGTCTCTGGGTTTGCTGCCGTCGTTACGTCAGCAGAAATTCTGCTCATCGCATTCCTCAATTACTTGCAAGAGCTGGGCTGACACGCCAGAGGACTTGTGTTGCCGATTGCTTCGAGCCTGTTGAGGTAATTAAAGAGGAAGAATAATGGTTGATGAAAACTTGCAGCCAGAATTGCCAATGCAGTCTTCGGACTTAGGCTCTCAGCTTCCTCCTGTACCCGATGAGGCAATACGCGAGAAAGATATAGAAGAGGCTCTTAGGTCTGTTGCCAAGAGTTGGCTAACTAAGCTAACGCAGGCTCGCAAGCACAAGCGTCCTTTCTCGATTGACGCAAAAGAGTGCATGATGTTCTTCGATGGTGCTAATGACTGGTTCTGGAAAGAAGACGGCGACTTAGGAAAATACTCAAAAGTAGCACCGCCTAGCTTCAGGATGACCATCAACAAGGTCTTTGAAGCCGTGAAGCTGTTTGGGTCTGTGATCTATCATCGCAATCCAACACGAACCGTAACAGCTAAGAAGTTTCCTGTTGTAACTCCAGAGTCTTTGGGTATTGACCCACAGCCGCAGGTTGATCCAGCCACAGGGATGCCGGGGCCACCTGACCCCCGCATGGAGCAGTTCATTCAGACTAGCATGATGGTTGGTGTAGCAGAGCAGAACAGGGCAACTCTCTCCAAGATTATGGAGAGCTATCTTAACTATACGCCAAACGAACTTGATTTGAAGAACCACTGTAGGAGGTATGTGGATGAATCAATCATTAAAGGAATGGGATGCCTTTGGACAGAAGTGGTGGAAACGGGCGGTGAAGACGGGCCGCCGGTTTCGATGGTTGGGAGTTTCTTTGACTCGGTTGATAATCTCTTAATTGATCCCGATGCTGACGAACTAGAAGATATTACTTGGGCAGCGAGACGTTGTATTCATCCAGTCAAGGATGTAGCTGAAAAGTACGGTCTAGCCGAGGATGATCTTAAAGGCCATTTAGAGAGTTATGTGTCTCGCACAGAAGCTGAAGACAGAGACTATGAGGCCAAGCGTCGTAAGGGTAAGACTAATGATCTTGTTGTGTACTGGAAAATCTACTCAAAGACTGGCTT